AAATGATATGATAGAAATGTTATCCGAAAAATTGGATGCTATGATTAGTAAATTGTCTACAAGCAATGATATTCAAGACAGGATATTAACATATCAGCAAACTTAAAATAAATACTTAACTATGACCTATAAAAAGAAATTCCTTAACCGAAGTGGCGTGTCTAGCCCAATTTCAGGCGCTAACAGTAATAGTGGAGCTTGGAACGGTAGTCCTGGGCAAAATGGTAGTTCTACTGGTGGTTGGAATAACTTAGATTGGGGTTATAGAAATTATATGAGTAGACTTCCCGAAGTCTATACAGGTCATCCAAATAGAATTGAACGGTACAATCAGTATGAAATGATGGATGTGGATGCTGAAATTAATGCATGTTTGGACATCATTTCAGAATTCAGTACTATGAAAAATGAACATAATAAGACACCGTTTATGTTTGATTTTTCAGAAGATCCTACCCCGCACGAAGTTGAAATTCTAAAAACTCAGTTACAACAATGGTGCAAACTAAACGAATTTGATAGCAGAGTTTTTAAGATTTTTAGAAATGTTATAAAATATGGCGACCAAGTTTTTGTTCGTGATCCTGAAAACTTTAAATTATATTGGGTAGATATGGTTAAGGTTATTAAAGTCATTGTAAACGAAAGCGAAGGTAAAAAGCCTGAACAGTATGTCCTTAAAGACCTAAATATTAATTTACAAAATCTATCAGTTGCACAAAAAACCAATACTGACTTTGCTGCTAACCCAGCAACAGGTCTTGGTGGCACTGGTGGCGGAACCAATACACCTTATACTGTTCCTGCAATGCCATATAATACAACAGGATCAAGATTTACGCTTGGCCAAAGCGAGTCTGCTATAGATGCTAAACACATCGTTCATCTAAGCCTCACTGAGGGATTGGACCGCTTTTGGCCTTTTGGCCAGTCAATACTGGAAAACATATTTAAAGTTTACAAACAAAAAGAATTATTAGAAGATGCTGTTCTAATCTACCGTGTACAACGCGCTCCTGAGCGTAGAATGTTCAAGATTGACGTTGGTAACATGCCAAGTCATATGGCTATGGCATTCGTAGAGCGCATTAAAAACGAAATTCACCAGCGTAGAATCCCATCTGTATACGGTGGGCAGTCAATAGTAGACGCCACATACAATCCACTTTCAATGAATGAAGATTACTTCTTCCCAGTTACTGCGGATGGGCGAGGATCTTCTGTAGAGGTTCTACCTGGTGGACAGAATCTTGGTGAAATTGACGACTTGCGTTATTTTAACAATAGATTAGCGCGAGGATTGCGTGTTCCAAGTTCATATTTACCAACAGGTCCGGATGACAATACAACACCATTGAGTGATGGCCGTGTTGGTACTGCAATGATTCAAGAATTTAGATTTAACCAATATTGCGAAAGATTACAAAGTTATCTTGCAATGAAGTTAGATGAAGAATTTAAGTTATTCTTGCGTTGGAGAGGTTTCAATATTGATAGTGGATTATTCAGTTTAAGATTTAATCCGCCTCAGAACTTTGCTGCTTATCGTCAAAGTGAACTAGATAATGCACGGGTTGGCACATTTACTAGCATGGAAGCTTTCCCGTATATTAGTAAGCGTTTTGCATTAGAAAGATTCTTAGGTCTAACTGAAGAAGAAATTGCTAAAAATGAGCAACTTTGGAGAGAAGAAAACGATAAAGAACCTGACGGTGAACCTAAAGGTAGTGATTTACGAAATGTGGGCGTCAGTTCCGGTGACATACAAGCAGATGAACAAACCACAGATGAGTTAGAACAAAGTGAACAAGGGCCCGGAACAGAAGAACCTGCACCCGAAGTAGCAGGTCCTGTAGGGGGAGGTGTCGCAGCCACTCCAACGGGAGCACCTGGCGCACCCGCAGCATAAATACTATTATGAAGTTATTAGAAATGTTTGATCCGCCAATTGAAGGTTATCAGAATGCTAATTCTGATAATAGTAAACCTGAATGGCGCCAGTCTAGAAAGACTAAGTTAACACTAAAACAAATAAGAAAATTAAGAAAAATGCTAGATGTACGCAACTTTGAAAAGAAGCAACATCTTAAACAAGTGCGTGATCAATATGGTGCAAAGCCCGAATCTGAAGCGGCTCCAAGCATATAAACTAATTTTTAAACAAAAACGCAAAAAATGAGCACTTATTGTGCTCTTTTTTATGATACCCGCTAAATAATTCTACAAAGCCATTTTTATCAGGAGAAATTCATAATGGATAACAAAAAATTTGAACAACTCATTGACCTAATTATCAATGAGAATGAAGAACAAGCACGTGAACTATTTCACGAAATCGTTGTAGAAAAGAGCCGCGAAATCTACGAATCTATCATGGAAGAAGAAATGATGGATGAGTCTATGTCTGACATGGACGAAGGTATGGTAGGTCAAGTTGGTGACTTAATGGACGAAATATCAGCAGAAGAATCTGGCGTTGTTGAAGGCGAAGATGATGACATGATGGCTGATTTAGACGACGAAGAAGTAGTTGACATTGACGCCGAAGAAATGGGTGACGATGAAGGTTCCGAAGAAGTTGAAGATGCCGTAGTTCGCATTGAAGATAAACTAGACCAGTTAATGGCTGAGTTTGAAGAACTAATGGGTCAAGAAGAAGGCGAAGAGGAAGATTTCGGTGACGAAGAAGAAGGCGAAGGCGAAGAGGAAGAAGTAGCCGAGAGTGACGAAGCTATGATGGAAGCAGTACAACTACAAAAAGTTTCTGTAACTCACGGTGATAATGGCGTTCAAACAAAGAGCCCCAGTCTTCAGAATAGCGGACAAGCAGGAATGGACAGTCATCCAGTAAAGTTCAGTGGACATGACGAATCAGTTCCAACAAGTCCAAAGGGCCCAAGCAATGCATATGCAAAGGGTGAAACTCAAGTTAAGCATGCTGGTCAATTCAAGAATGCACCTGGACACAAGGGTCAAGATTTAGACAAGGCTCCAGCTGCAACTAAGTCACAAGCAAGTGGTGTTAATGTAAAGAGCCCAGTTGCTGAGTCTAAAAAGACTGTAAAGAAGATTGTTAAGTAATAGGACCTGAGAGCAATGGCTTTGTATCTCAAAGAACATCTAACTTTTGACAGAGCCGGAATGGTGGTTGAAAGTGAAGGTGATGGCGACAAGAAGAACCTTTACATGAAAGGTATCTTCATTCAGGGTGGGGTAAAGAACGCAAATGAGCGTGTTTACCCCGTTTCTGAAATTGAAAACGCTGTTAAAACTTTAAATGAGCAAATCACCACTGGTTACTCAGTGTTAGGGGAAGTAGATCACCCAGACGATCTAAAGATTAATTTGGATCGCGTGTCTCATATGATAACAAGTATGTGGATGGACGGTCCTAACGGTTTCGGAAAATTAAAGATATTACCTACTCCAATGGGTCAGTTAGTAACTACCATGTTACAGAGTGGTGTAAAACTAGGTGTTTCAAGTCGTGGATCAGGTAATGTGAACGATTTGGACGGAAGAGTCAGTGACTTTGAAATAGTTACTGTAGATATTGTTGCTCAACCTAGCGCCCCAAACGCATATCCTAAAGCAATTTATGAAGGCATGATGAACATGCGTCATGGTCATAAGTTGATGGATATTGCTAAGGAAGCAGGCGGCAATAAAAAAGTAGAGAAGTACTTGAGAGAGGAAGTAATGCGCCTCATCAAGGATCTCAAAATTAAATAAAGGGGAATAGGCATGTTTGATGCTATCAAACCACTACTTGAGAGCGGCCTAATTAACGAGGATATCGGGCAACAATTAAATGAAGCCTGGGAAGCCAAGTTAAATGAAGCACGCGAACAAGTTCGTGCCGAATTGCGTGAGGAATTCGCACAAAAATACGAACATGATCGTAGTGTGATGGTTGAAGCCCTAGACAAAATGGTAACAGAAAGCCTTTCTGAAGAAATTGAAGAATTTCACACAGAAAAGCAAGCAATGAATGAAGACCGTGTAAAAGCACAACAAAAGTTGCGTGAAAATGCTAGCAAGTTCAATGATTTTATGGTTACAAAGTTAGCCGAAGAAATCAAAGAATTACGCAGTGATCGCAAGGCAATGAAAGAAAGCCAAGGAAAATTGGAACAATTCGTTGTTCATGCACTTGCCCGTGAAATCAAAGAGTTCTCACAGGACAAGCAAGCAGTTGTTGAAGCTAAGGTTAAGTTAGTTGCTGAAGGTCGTCAACAGCTAGAAGCATTGAAGCAAAAATTTGTTGCTGAAAGTGCAGCTAGAATGAACGCTGTAGTTACCAAACATCTAAAAGGTGAACTAACACAACTAAAAGAAGATATCAAATCGGCACGCGAAAACAATTTTGGTCGCCGTCTATTTGAAGCATTCGCTAGCGAGTTCTCTGTCACTCATTTAAATGAGAAAGCAGAAACACGCAAGCTAATGGCACAACTAGTTGAGAAAGATCAACAATTAGCGGAATCTGTCAAAAAGATGGAAGAAACTAAGCAATTAGTTGAAAGTAAGGAACGTGAGGTTCGCATTATTAAAGAGTCAAATCTTCGTGAAAAAACAATGGCAGAATTACTTGCTCCATTGAACGAAGAAAAAGCTCAAGTAATGAAGAATCTACTAGAAAGTGTGCAGACACCAAAATTGAAAGCCACTTTTGATAAGTATCTACCAGCAGTTCTTAACACTGGTTCTGAGAAAAAGGTTGTTGCAAAGCAAGCTTTGACAGAATCTGCAATGATTAGTGAAGTTACTGGTGATAAATCTGCCAAAAAAGAAGTTGAAGTCGAGGAAGGTTCTGATAACCTAATCGCTTTCAAGCGTCTGGCAGGGCTATAAACAAAGACATTATTAGGAGAAATATTAACATGTCAAAAGTTCTATTAGAAAGCCGTTGGGACGAGACCAAGGAAGCCCTACTAGAAGGCTTAAAAGGCACTCGCCGTTCAACAATGGGTGTTATCTTAGAAAACACTCGCAAGCAACTACTTGCTGAATCTACAGCAGGCACAACTACAGCTGGTAACATTGCTACACTTAACCGTGTAATTCTTCCAGTTATCCGTCGTGTAATGCCAACAGTTATCGCTAACGAGCTAGTTGGTGTTCAGCCAATGACTGGTCCAGTTGGTCAAATCCACACTCTACGTGTCCGTTATGCTAACAGCTTAACAGACAACAGTGCAGCACAGACAAGCGTAACAGCAGGCGAAGAAGCTCTAAGCCCATTCAAGATTGCTCAGGCTTATTCTCGCACACCAAGTGGTGATGGTTCAACAAACTTCTATACAGGTAACGACACAGCCGCCTTAGAAGGTAACGGTGGTAAGCAAATCAGCGTTCAGATTCTACGTCAGGCCGTTGAAGCTAAGTCACGCAAGTTACAAGCACGTTGGACATTTGAAGCTGCTCAAGACGCACAAAGCCAGCATGGTATTGACGTTGAAGCAGAAATCATGGCAGCTCTAGCACAAGAAATTACTGCTGAAATTGACCAAGAAATTCTATTGTCCCTACGCACTCTAGCATCTACAGAGTTCACATACAACCAAGCTACCGTTTCTGGTACAGCTACATACGTTGGTGACGAGCACGCTGCTCTAGCAGTTCTAATCAACCGTGTTGCTAACTTGATCGCTCAACGTACCCGTCGTGGTGCTGGTAACTGGGCAGTTGTATCAAGTGCTGCATTGACTGTTCTACAGTCTGCAACAACTTCTGCATTTGCACGTACAACAGAAGGTACATTTGAAGCTCCAACAAACACCAAGTTCGTTGGTACACTAAACGGCGCAATGCGTGTATTCGTTGACTCTTATGCTCCTGACACAACTCCTGTGTTAGTTGGTTATAAGGGTTCTAGCGAGACTGACGCAGCAGCATTCTACTGCCCATACATTCCATTGATGAGCAGTGGTGTTGTTCTAGATCCATCAACATTCGAACCAGTCGTATCATTCATGACACGTTATGGTTACATTGAATTAACAAACACAGCATCATCATTCGGTAATGCTGCTGACTATGTTGGAGAAATTGCCGTACAAAATTTAACTTTTCAGTGAAATTGGGTACCACAGATTGTCTTTCGGGACAATCAACATCAAAAAGAGTGCTTCGGCACTCTTTTTTTATCCTAAAATAGTGGAAAGTCAAGTGTTGGACTAAATACTATTATGCTCACTAATAAATATTCCAAAACATATTTCACTATAACTTCTAATGCGAAACAACGCATTACTGAGGGATATACAGAAACTCATCATATCATCCCACAATCACTTGGTGGTAGCAACGACAAAGATAATCTTGTAGAATTAACAGCAAGAGAACATTTTATCTGTCATTGGTTGCTTATTAAAATGACAGAAGGTGAAG